CCATCGTTCGTCGTTTGCTCCAGGGCGGGATGTGTCAGACCAAGACGCTCGTGTCCAAGCTATTTGCAACGCTGTTTGGACACCTGAAGTTATCGCGGCACACCAAAACGCTAGGTCAGCTTCCGAATAGGAATGTAAACATGTCCGTCTTCATTTCAGCGCTTGGTGGCGCGGCAGCACAGTTTTTTGATGGCAGCGGCAATCCTTTGTCGGGAGGGCTACTGTACTCTTATGCAGCTGGCACCACTACACCTCAAGCCACCTACACATCGTCGGCAGGCTCAACGGCGCACACCAACCCGATCGTATTGGATTCGGCAGGGCGCGTGCCATCAGGCGAGATTTGGTTAACGGGTAGTCTTAACTACAAATTTGTATTAAGAGACAGTGCTGGAGCGCTGATTGGTACTTACGATAATTTGACAGGTATCAACGCTTATGGCACTGCGACTCAAATATCTTACACACCACCGTTTTCAAACAGCACGGCTACCAACGTATCCAATAAGTTGTCGCAAATGGTTAGCGTCAAGGATTTTGGTGCTGTGGGTGATGGTGTGGCGAATGACACCACAGCCATCCAAACGGCTATTACACAATCAGCAGGTAAGACGCTCTACTTTCCTAGTGGTACTTACGTGGTAAGCACCCAAGTCAACTTGGTATCCAATATCACGTTGCTTGGTTATAACGCAACCATCACTTGCACCACTACACCTACTACCGACCTCATCTTCGGCGCGGCAAAAACAAACATAGTCATTGAAGGTCTGACGTTTGACGGCGGCGGCTATACAGTTGCCACTAACATTGGTCTAGTTGCTTTCCAGCTTTGCACAGACGTTAAAGTTATCAACTGTCGCTTTATCAATATGGACAGGTTTGGTTTGATCGCTAACGGTGGTTCGCGCTATCTGTTTGACGGCAACTACATCAAGCGAAACACAGCGGTTAACACACAAAATCAAGCTATTTTAGTTTCTACATCAGCAGGCGGCGTGACAAAATCAACTATTTCAAACAACGCTATGATAAATAGCGCGTTAAATGTATCGATGTCTGAAAGTATTATTGCAAATAATTACATAACGGGTTGGAAATTTGGTGCTGGTATTACCACTGAACAAGATCCAAATTGTAAACTATTGCAAATTTTAAATAATTATTGCGCCGACTCCACAGGCACAGACGTTAACTTTACGACTTGCATGGGAATTGAAAATTGGGCGCCGTTCTCTGTTATTTCCGGTAATTTTTGCGTTGATAACGCTGGCAGCGGTATTGATCAAGGCGGCAAAAACAACATTTGCTCTAACAATTATTGTTTTAATAATGGGAAAACCGTTAATTCTCCAGGAATTATTGCAAGATACGGCACAGCAACGTACAACGCTAGTTACTCATTGTTCAGCAATAATTATTGTTATGATTCTAGTGGTGCTGGTGGCACACAAACCTACGGCTATCAAGAACAATCTTCTTCATTAGCATACATAATGGTGGTAGGTAATCAGTTTCCCCTCAATAAATTAGGTCAAGTAAATATTTTATCTACAACAACTGGCTATCAAGGCACGGTTTTTTATGGCACACAAGCGTATTCGGCGACAACTATTACTAACGGAAACCGAGCTGTTGTAACAATCACTACACCTAACGCAGCGCTTGGCGATATGGTTACCGCGTCCTACGATAAAGATTTACAAGGGATTACTATGTTTGGTTATGTCAACGCAACCAATTCAGTTACATTAATTTTATCAAATAACACGGGCGGCAGCGTTACGTTAGCTGCGGGTAACTTTTATGTGCAATCACAAAAAACTTTAATTTCGCCAGCCTATTGACAATTAATGTAAAATTGCTTCAGACTTAAGTTTAATTAGCTGTACTGGCCCAATAGACCAGGGTTCCTTTGGGATAATGATGACCGAGCAAGTTCAAGAAGCCTTAGCGGAAGTAGAATCCGCGCTAGCACCGGAGGTGACGGCCACCACGGACAATGCACAACATGCGCCGGAGGCCGCTGAACAAGCACCAGAGCAGACTGAGGAAAAGCGTTTTACTCAGGCTGAACTTGATGCGATGATCAGCAAACGCCTTGCAAGAGAGCAACGCAAATGGGAACGGGAACAGAAGCTGAGGGCCGCAACGCCCGATATGCCGTCTGGTGATTTACCCGCGCAAGAACATTTTGCTACGACCGAAGACTATGCGGAAGCACTAGCCGAACGGAAAGCAGCCGAATTACTTGCACGACGTGAAGCAGAAAGACAGCGTGCTGAAATTCTTGAGGTCTATCACGAGCGCGAAGAAGAAGCGCGTGCGAAGTACGAAGATTTTGAGCAGGTTGCGTACAACCCACGTCTTCCAATCACGACAGTGATGGCCGAGACGATTCAAGCGTCTGATGTCGGACCAGAGGTGGCGTATTACCTTGGGTCTAATCCAAAAGAAGCTGATCGTATCGCCAAGTTGTCGCCTTTCATGCAGGCAAAAGAAATTGGGAAGATTGAAGCTAAATTAAGCGAAAATCCACCCGTTAGGAAATCGTCGAGCGCCCCAGCACCAATTCAACCTGTTACACCACGGGGTGGCAACGCAAGAATTTTAGACACGACTGATCCGCGTTCAATTAAAGAAATGTCAACGTCAGAGTGGATTGAAGCCGAGCGTCAACGACAGATTAAAAAATGGGAAACTCAAAACCGTATCCGCTAATTTTTTATAAGGAATTATCATGGCAAATAGTTTATTAACCATTGACATGATTACTCGCAAGGCACTTGAAATCCTTGAAAATAATCTTGTCTTAACCCGCAACGTCAACCGTCAATACGACGATAGCTTTGCTGTCGAAGGTGCTAAGATTGGTTCAACCTTGCGTATCCGTTTACCGGATCGCGCACTTGTTACTGACGGAGCTGCTCTGCAAGTTCAGTCAGATAACGAGCAATTTACCACGTTGACTGTTGCTTCACAAAAACACATTGGCGTTAACTTTACTTCTGCTGAATTGACCTTGCAGTTGGACGACTTCGCAGAGCGCGTTCTTAAGCCGCGTATTAGCCAGCTTGCATCAAGCATTGATGCAGACGTTGCTAATTCGTATCTGTATGTTGGCAACACGGTAGGCACGCCTGGCACAACGCCTGGCACGTCGTTAGTTCTGTTGCAAGCTCAACAAAAACTGAACGAGAACGCTGCCGTTATGTCGCCTCGTTACGCTACGGTTAACCCCGCAGCTAACGCTGGTCTGGTTGAAGGCATGAAGGGCTTGTTTAACCCCACCGACACCATCAGCCGCCAGTTTAAGAATGGCATGATGGGTATGGGTGTGCTTGGGTTTGATGAGATCAACATGTCTCAGTCGATCAAGCAGTTTACGACCGGATCGCGTACGGCTACGGGCGGCACGACTTCTGCGGCTGTTACCAGCGAAGGCGCAACCACTATCGCCATCACTGGCGCAGGCGCTAGCGCAACGGTTAAGGCTGGCGACGTGTTTACTGTGGCTGACTGCTACGCAGTTAACCCACAGACCCGCGAGTCCACAGGTTCGCTGTTCCAGTTCGTTGTAACGACTGACGTTACGCTTAACGGTTCTGGCGCAGGTAACTTGACGGTTGCTCCGATGTACTCGGCAAGCAACGCGCTCGCAACGGTTAACAGCCTTCCTGCCACCAGCAAAGCTGTCGTGTTTGTCGGCGCTGCATCGTCGCAGTACCCACAAAACCTCGTTTATCACAAAGACGCAATCACTTTCGCTACTGCCGATCTGATGATGCCGCAAGGCGTTGACATGGCGTCGCGTCAGGTTCATAACGGTATTTCGATGCGTATTGTTCGTCAGTACGACATCAACAACGACCGTATGCCCTGCCGTATTGACGTGCTGTACGGCTACAGCGTGATTCGTCCTCAAATGGGCGTTCGTCTCTGGGGCTAATCAATAAGGGGGCTACGGCCCCCTACCAAATTATTTTTTGAAAGGATTTATCATGGCAATTCCTAATGGTGCTGGTGGATACCAGTACAACGACGGTAATACCGGCGAGGCTTTGTTGTTTGTTCAGGGTGCTCCTACTGCGCTTACCGGCGCGGCTACGGTTACAGCGGCTCAACTAGCAAACGGGTTGTTTACGTTTGATGGCACCGCTGGCGCTATGACGTTGCCCACTGTCGCGTTGCTTGAAGATGAAATTTCTTCAGCAACTAAAGTTAACGCAGCGTTTACGTTTGCAGTTGTCAATATCGATGGTACGGATGCTGTAACCGTGACCGCAGGTACGGGTTGGACAATTGTTGGCACGGCTGCGGTATCAGCCAATACATCGTCGCAGTGGCTCGCCCGCAAGACCGGTGTTAATACTTGGACGGCTTATCGGATTGCGTAATTGATAGGGGGTTCGCCCCCTATTCTTAAAAGGACAAGCAAATGCCAAACACCAAAGCTGTCGGTGTCGCGTATAGCGATCCCGAATTTGAAAGCGTTGCCGTTACTGGTGCCATTACTGGTGCTTCAGTTGCGGTTACGGGAGCACTAACTGGCACGCAACTGGATTTGAACGCGCCCGTCTCTAAGACGGCTTCGTTTTCTCTAGGTGCAACCGAAAACTTCGTTATTTGCAACGGTTCTGCGGCTAACGTTACGGTTACGTTCCCCACCGCGTCGGCCAATACGGGTCGTGTAGTGTGGATCAAGAACCTGTCGGCTACCTACACGGTCATTTCGGCGTCGTCAAACGTCAAACCTATTAACTCTGGCACCGCAGGCACAGCAATTCTTGCTGCAACGGCTGGCGCTTGGGCGATGTTGGTTTGTGATGGCACCGATTGGGTTGTGATGGCGTCGTAAATCTAAAGGATCGAAGGGGGCTTCGGCCCCCGATTAAATTATGGCTGTCATCTATCTCCACCACCCTACGCATGGTGCTAAAGTTGCGATATCTGACATGGAAGCTGACCGTGACAGAGAAAATGGTTGGGAAGATTACGATCCTAACAAGGTAAACGTTGAGTCTGCGTCGGACGACATCGA